AAGGAAGGCAAAGTTCTCATCAGGTGAGATCTCAAGCTTAGTGGGTGTATCAAGGTCTCCGGGGACAACAGGTTGGCCGTCTAGTCCAATCTGGGCTAAATTAGTCTGTTCCCTCATATACTTGACCTCATCCCTGCCGATTATCCGTAGTTTTTGCTCTTCGGTTGTGTATTGAAGCCTTAAATCCTTCCAGAGATTAGCGATTCTTTGAATAACCATGTGATTGAATAGCTGAATCTTCAACTTAAACTGTGCATTGGCCTCCTGCTGGATTAGGCGTGTACCCGTAGCAGTTTTATTGGCGACGTTTGTTTCATTCCCTATACCTATGGTGTAATCAGTTATACCAGAACCATTCTGTAATGAGCTTGTGAGGTAATTCATTGTGTTGACGAAGGTTGGCCCTGTTACATCAGGAACCTGTAGGGCCTCAACGGCGTCCATGTCATCGGTTGTTACTATATTTCCCGGGGCCGATACTAGAGTGTGCATGTCCACGCCCGAGTTTTTCTTGATCTTCCACATATTCCTAAGAACTAATTGGACATTATCAAGTCTTTGATTAAGTACGGCATTGATTGCCCTCTGAATTCTGTCTATTGGCTCAATCTCGCCCATCCCATACAGTTCGCCCGGGTATGGGTAGTCAGTGCCATAGACAATGGGGAAGTCCCCATGGAAGTAGGGATTCGGAACATCTCTAATTATCAAATCATATTCCGGTACAACGAATGTCCACCTATCTCTCAGATATCTAATAAGCACAACAAACTCAGGATTGGAGTTGTCTTGGCCTATAAACTCCTCGGTTGAGAGCATAGTTCTTCTGTGTTCGCGGTAGTCTAAGTCTTCTACCCTTCCAGATCCCTTCTTGCCGTCCTTGTTCTTCTTGATCTCGCTTCGTAGAACATCAAGGTTCTTCCAGTATTCAGCCCCGCGTGCGTCGTTCTCCGCCTCTAATTCTTTAAGGGTTTTAAATGTTCTATACAAAAACCAACGCATATTGTGAAGTGTCGTGGCATTTGGATCTGGAAAGCAATCATAGATATTTAAAGTCTCAAAGTTCGGCCCATCGTATTCACACACATCTATTTCTTCGGTGTTTGACGGAGACCAGACCAACTTGTCGTTGATCTTTCTCGGCCTCATTCGCTTCTTTGTGGTTTCGCGGTAATCCCAATAAGTTCTTCCGAAGGCCGTGCCGAAGATGAGCATTGATTTAACGTAATTAACCAACTTAGGGAACATCTCGGCGCGTCTCCAATCATACTTAATTAACGAGTTAAGGATATTAGCTGTAACGATGTCCCCGCTTTCAACCGGATAAAAAGATCCGGTGGGGTCATTAGCAACCATCCGGGGAGTAATTGTCTCTATTATTCTGAAAACTCTGGGGTCAAAGACTCTTGCGGAGTGGGGATAGTTATTGGCGTCGATGTAGGTTCTATATAGTTCCTCCTGGTCGTTCATCCTCTGGTGAACCTGATCTAGATACTTTTTAGCAAGCAGGAACTGTTCATTAACCTCGTCCAGCGTCTTCTCATCTGTCTTTGTGGGTAGTTTGGCCATAAAAAAAGGACACAGCCTCGTCAGCTATGTCCTGTGTTATATTTTAACAATCGAACCTAGTTACTTATTACCATTGGGGGGTCTTTGAGTCAAATTAGACTTATCTTTAAGCCAAGTTCTACCGCCATAGAATCCCAGCTTTTCTACCTGTCCGCCCCTAACAGTTACCCGGATATCAATTTCACCAAATAAGCCTATCTTTTGAATTTCCTCCTCTATTTCAAGCAAGTGGGGTTTATTCTCGGCCACCCAAGATGCAAAGTCTTCCGCTGATTCTGTGGGCAAGTTCATATTCCTATAATTGAGTCAGATGGTACATAAGGCGGAGGCATCCTAACCTCTGTTTTCTTTTTATAACTTACTGCGAAATATCTTAGACTATCGAGAGCATGGTCGTTTGCTTTATCTGGTACATCCGGTTCATTTAAGTCTTGTGCTTGACTGACACTCTTTTCTTTCCAACGGTAGGTTTCAAATTCTCTGATAAGGTTTGTACAGTTGGAGAATACATATAGTCTAGGACCAGTTTTTTGTAATACTCCGACGTTGTGTCCTGGTATCGACTTAAGCGCTTCTGCAACCTTCTCAATTCCAAACCTGACCCATGAGTTAAAACTTGTTCCGGTTTCTTTATTTGCCGGGGTGATGTGTATTCCTCTTTGTGCAAACTCGCTGATCCACTGTGCACCCGAGGGATCTCCGTAAGTTTGTATGACTCTAGGCGACAGAGCATTTGCGTTGATTTGTCCCGCGTGATAGTCAATAGTTTGACCAGTCTGATAGTGCTCCGCCACAACAAAATAGTTATCATCATTGTCAACAGCGATCCAAAGACAAGCCGTAGGATTAGTGGAACCGAAGTCGAGCGCCCTATAAACACTGAAATTGTCAGGAATACTAAAAGGCTCAATACAATGGATTCCCCTATCAAAATCCTTATACACAAGTCCAGTGAACTTTCTAAAGTCTGCAAGATACTCTTGAGCAAAGTAGTCTTCCGTGCTTGTTGCCTTTGCTTGTTCAATTCTTTCTTTTGGTAAAAATGGGTTATCATAACTTGTAAACTTCCAACTTTTGTATATTTGATTTTCTGTCTGTCCTAATGACCAAAACTTGTAAAAATGGTCATATCCTTTGGGTGTGCTAAGAAATAATGCCTTACCCCTTCTGAATGCGAGCGTTGGTTCAAGAACTGCCTGCCAGTTATATTCAAAGTTGCGCATAAGTGCGACCTCATCGAGTACAAGAAAATCAAATTGTCTCCCACGATATGTTTCAATATTTTCGTAACCACCAAGAGATATCTTGGACTCTCCCCCGAATTGATTTCTAATCCACAATTCGAGCCTTGTTTCATTTGGACTTTTTGTCCATGCCGGACGACTTCTTTCTTTAAGATAGTTCCACGCGACATTACGTGCCTGGTCAAATGTTGAAGCAAGATATCCAATCTCAGCGTTTTCTTTAGAATACGAACACGCAACCATTTCTTCATCTGCAAGTGTTGTCTTGCCCCATTGTCTGCCGCAATCAACAATTCTAATATCATGGTTGTCACTTGCTACTATCGCTTGTGTCTGATGTAATTTCATACTTGGCTATTAATTCACTTGGTATAACAAGTATTTTGGCGTCAAGAGTTACGTTTCCAGAATCTTTTAATTTTCCCTTTAACTTCAAAAGCGTTTCCCAATATCTATGTATCGTGGGTTTATCTGGAACCTTGTCCCCGGTTATGGTTGTTTTCTCTGACAGTAATCCCGCAGCGCCCACATTCAATAGCGCCACGTCAGTTAGTCCCATTTCCTCCATTAAGTCTGGAAAACTAAGTTTTGCGAGGTTCTCAGAACCTATGGCGTTAGCGCTGATTCTATCTTTACAGTTATATACTCTCTGCGCTGCCTCTGTGGCATTTCCTGTAGATATATACTCCTTAATCCACTTCCTTTGTTTAATAGTTAGTTTCTTTATATCCGGTTTAGTTATATCTTTCATCTCTGTAATGATCTGGCTTTCCGCCCAGAACTTCTCTTTGGTAAAACTCCCAGATATGTTTTTCTTCCGGACTAAAATCTTCTTCAAATAGTCTCCCCACCACAGGGGTATCTTGTTTCCAAATTTTCACTTGAGTTGCCATCCATTTGTGTCCCCAATATAACTGTTTAAATCTTTTTAAATTATTTACTTCAGCCGGCATTTTCCCTCTTTCTGTAAACATAAAATATCCATCCTCCGCGGTTATACCGTTTTTAGACTGTTGGGGATATATGTTTGTGTAAGGATCGTAATATTTTGAAAACGGACTATCCCAATTAACCCAGCCTGGTATAAAGAATTCCACTAATTTCAATGCCCTTTCTTGTTTGTAAGTTAGTCCTTTCATCTCTATTTAGTTTTTGAATTTAGATTATTTACTACATCAATAAGTTCGTTGATTTTAAGAATAAGTCTATACTCACCTAGAGTTAGGTATTTCATGTGTTTTATTTTCTTTCCTTTAGTCATATATCTTTGGGTTTGATTTATCTTTTACTTCTTTAGTTTTCTTAGACATAGTTTAGTTATATTCTCCTCTTTAGTAAGTTATTTGTTTGCTTTAAAAAATGCTTCTGCAA